CAGCAGCGTGATCAATAGTGGTTACGCATATAGGTTAGGATAACGAACATGAGCAATTCAACGGCGCTGATCGCAAACATCACCACCATCGAACAGGCAGCAACCGCCTTCGGGTACAAACTCATTGGTGAGGAGTGGGTGCGAGCGTCCAAAGATTCGATCAAGACAATCGAAGGAAAGTTTGGCCTCCTGAAAAAGATGTACCTCGATGACACCATGGAAGCGCATGACGGCAGCCATCGCATCGTCCTGTACTTCGACCAGCATGGCAAAGATCGTGTGCGCTACCTGAGTCGTGTTGACGTGGCGTTCACGGACGTATCGTTCCCAACTGATCACCGTGCCGCCATCGAACTCGACAAGTTTCTGGAGGGTGCGAACATGGTCGTCACGCATGTGCCGGGAACTGAGTGGATGTGTTTCGAGGCAACCGCTGGGCGCGTTACAGGCTTCGTCACTGGTTCGTTCACCCCAGTGTTTGAACGGTTCATCAACTCGACAACGATTGATCTGGAGCTGTCGTACCGCCGCTTCTTGACTGACTTGGGTCCTGCGACAATCAAGGACCTGCATGAACAAGCCGTGCAGCTTTTGAAGAAGCGTGCCGCGAAGTTGCGCAAGACCACCGAGACTCGGATCCAGAAGCAGATCGCCGAGTTCAACGAGAGCATGTCGTTCCTCCACGACTGCCTGGAAATGGGTGCCGAGATGGATGACACCCAGCCGAAGAATGTTGCAACAACTGAGGGCATCGAGTATCGCTGCGTCTACATGCAGGATCACGACAGCAAGGCAGCCGAACAAAGCGGCCCTGTCGCAACTAACTGGCCTGGGTTCGTGGCAGCACACGCGAAGTCGAAGCGTCTGGGTGAACTGGCCTGGGCGTATCGTACTGTAAACAAACACAAAGTACCGTATGCAATCTGGAACCCGAGCGCAACACTCTGGGAACTGCTCTAACTCAAACATGGGGTGGGCGCACAAGCGCCTGCCTCTCTGGGGATAACAATGACCCGCAAGAAGATCACCCACCCGCCGCGCAATGAAAAGTTGCTGCTCGACCAAATCGCTGCGTGCAAGACACCCGTGCAGGTCATGAAGTTGTTCGGGTATGGCGTCGAACATCTGCGCGAAGACGTTGACTGGGGTTTCAAGCCGATGCAGTCTGCGTGGACGTTTGTTAACCGTGATTGGGAAATGCGTTTCGACACATGCCTCGATAGCGCAAACAAACGCCTGCCTGTGTTTCACTGCATCAGCGTGGTCGAGTCCTCCAACAGCAGCTCGATGTTCACCCTGTTCAAGGCAACGGGCAATCTGCCCAACTTCAACTTCCCGGTGGACAAGAAATACCAAGCCTCCTGGGTTGTTGCTGAGTTCAGCCGGCAAGATGGGCGCTTCCAGAATGCGATGGTCATTGGCACGTTTGCTGAGGCGCTCGCTGCGTTCGTGAAGATCGACCGCAAGAAGATGGCCTCAAGCTACGCTGAGCTGGTGACAGGGCTTGACCCGAGTAACCTGGGCAAACTGCGCACTAGCCTGCAAGACGCAATGCTGGACGAGATTGACGAGGCTGAGCAACAGCACGCCATGGTCGTCGCTGGAATTCGCAATCGTCACCGTAACCAGCTCAACTACTTCACGGCATTGTTTGACGAGGCTCAGGCTTCGATTGATGCCAAGCAGAAAGCCCAGTATGCTTTCGAGTTGAATGGGTATCCACCGAGCAAGACCTACACAACCTACAAGGAAGCACGTCGGTCCCATAGCCGTCGCAATCTACCGAACGTGGACTGCGTGATCTACCGCTACGTGAAAAAGCAACCACACAAGTTCGCACGATGGTCAGTTGATGATCGGGTGTGGATCATCCTCTGAGCACGAACATGACCAGCAAGAAGCAAATGTCTAACGACGAACAAGATTGGGGTGCGTGCAACTGCACAAGCCTCGATGAAACACCGAGTACCCTGAAAGATGAACTGTTTTGCGCGCATCGCTTGTTTGTGTTGGCGTACATCCTGTTCACTGTCGTGGTCTTCGGGTATATGTACCAGAAAGATCATGCGGCACCTGAAGCACAGACGCACGGCCTGTTCGGCGTGTTTGTCTGGATTGTGCTCATGGTTATGGGCGCACTGATCCACGCTTTCACCATCTTCGACATCAAAGCTACCCACTATACCAAGGACTGAACATGAAACGTATTCTGCTCGCTCTCGCTGTGATCGCATCTACAGGCTGTCAGGCTGCTATCTCAAAGCCAGTGCCGATGCACTCCATTCCCGTGTCGTACCAAGACAAGGGCATTGAAGAAGCCGTGGTCTGCAAGTCGAAGTCGGACGCCATGTCATACGTTCGATTCGCCGGGGACAATGACACCGAAGGCTTCAAGTTGTTCATCAAAGGCCAGATGGAAAAGGGCACCTGCCGTTTCCTGGGTAACAGTGACGCAATCACCGTGATCAGCCACGAGGTAGTGCTGACTGGCAACGGCATGTTGTTCATTGTGCAGTTCACCCAAGGCAAAGACGTCTGGTGGGCAAGTGCAAACTACTTCCCTGAGTCGTACCCTCGCAGCGGTGAGTGGGAAGACGAACTTTCTGGTGAGCCAATCGAAGGCCAACTCGGAGAGCAAGAGTGAAGTTTGTATGGGTGCTTTTCCTGATGATTGTGGTCTGTCAGGCACCTGCTGCAACCTACAACCTATACAACGGGTTCGCGTGCAAGACACCTGACCTTTGGATCGAGTACGCGAAAGCCATAGACAAGAGTGATGCGAAGACGATCCGCAATACCCGTCTTTCGCAGCGCTGCATCGACCTGATGCCAGGTGAAGTCGAAGTCCTTGAACGGGATGGAGACTTCCTCCTGATCAAAGCCCACACAGGTCGCAAACTCTACATTCCCAAGGCGTATGTCAAAGAATGAAGGCCAAGAGAACCAAGAAGGCGAAGAAAGAACAGTTACTGCTGATTTTTGATGGCAGTAACTGTATGTCGCGGGCATTCTTCGCAGTGCCTCCGATGACCACCAGTAAAGGCTTTCACACGAACGCCATCAAGGGTACGATCAACATTGTCTGTGCCGTGATTCGTGATGCGGCACCTACGCATATCGCCCTGACGATGGACCGAAAGTATCCAACACATCGGCACAACATCTTCCCGGACTACAAGGGCAATCGGGTCAAAGACCCAGAGGAACAGGCTCGACTCGTTCCCCAGCGTCGGCCGTTGTACGACTTACTCCGTGCCATGGGCATTCGCGTAGTTCACAAGAAGGGCGTGGAGGCTGACGACTCTGTTGGCACTCTCGCTCGCAAGGCCGCGAAGAAAGGCTGGCGCGTGATCATTGTGTCGAACGACAAAGACTTCGGCCAGTTGCTTGATGATCCGCTGATCGAACAGTGGAAGTACATCGACAAGGTTGTTGGCTACAAGAAGGTGAACCTAGGCAATTGCGAAGAAGTCTACGGTGTGCCGCCTGAGCGCGTGATCGACAAGCTGATGATGGAGGGTGACAAGGTTGATAACATCCCAGGTGTCAAAGGGATTGGCCTTGCCGCAATTCGGAAGTTGATCGCCACGCACAAGCGGATAGAGAAGGCAGACCTGTCTGTGTTGAACAAGACCCAGCGGGAAACATTCGAGGCGAGTCGCAAACAACTCAAGCTAACCCGCGAGTTGGTGACCATTGACTGCAACATCATCCCGATCAATCTAGAGGGGCTCAGACCTACAGAGCCAGACGTCAAGTTGATTAGCCGTATCTGTAAAGCGTTAGAAGCCCAGCAGATCAGAAGCACCGTGATGAAATACGTGGACTACTGGAACAGTCAGAACCGTATCTAAAAACATATCCATTAGCGCTATAGACGCGCCCGCGTAGATATGATATACTGACCACGTGTAGCGACCCGAGCTGCATACATACTGGTTACGAACTTAGATAAGGTTAATACGAACATGACTGCTCACTCCTCTTTCGACTTGAACAACATCACCCTGTCCATCGACCTGCGCACCAATGAAGTTGTCGCGCAATACGGCGACATTCGTGGCACGTACAAGCTGGCAGAGTTTGCAAACGATCACGATGCACCGCTCGGTGAAATCTCCATGGTCAGCCTGATGTTGGCTGTTCGTGTGAAGTTTGCAAACGAAGCCCTCGCCGTAAACTGATTGCCCAAATTCAGTAGCTCCTAACCCGAGCTACTCTGTGTGGACAAACTCGTACCACAACTCAATCACCAAACATGGAAACATTGAACATGAAGAAGATCGAAGCCGCTCTGACCACAGTTAAATCCGTTCGTCAAGAACTGAGCGCTGCCACTCGCGGTGTTAGCAAGGCCGCCAAGACCGTCGCACTGCTGGAAGCCAAGCTGGTTGCCGCACAGCAAGAACTCGACACCGCCGCACTTCGCGCCGAAGACGTGTTGAAGAAAGCCCACGCGACCACCAAGGCTCTCGACGTGTCGAAGGTCAAGAAGGTCCCGGCCGTCAAGCCAGCTCCGAAGAAAGTTGCTGCTATCGCCAAGACCGTTGGCAAGGCGCTGATCAAGAAGGCTGACAAGAAGCCTACCCGTGCCGAACAGCGCGCCGCTGCCAAAGCCCCCGTCAAAGCGCCGGTCAAGGCTGCAGCCAAACCAGCAGCGAAACCTGCTGTGAAGAAAGCTGCGACCAAGGCTGTCACCAAGCCTGCTGCGAAGAAAGCAGTCAAAGCACCAGCCGCCAAGTAAGTTTGCGTGGGCGGTGGGAGCACTACCGCCCCTCGTTTAAGGGGTTAACAAGATGGTCAAGGATTTTATACCGGAGGGGTTCAAGCCGGATGAAGAAGCGGAAGAACTTGCCCAGCAAATTCGTTTGCTTGAAAGCAGTATGTCCCGGACGACCACAAAGCCGACTCTCAGTCGTGCTGCGCAGCCGGTGCCAGTTGTAGCACCGGAGCCCTACGTAAACAAAGCCAGCATCTTCCTTGACGAAGACGAAGGCGCACGCAAACTGAACGGCGGCCCGCGAGGTCGCGTCCATAAGCGTTTCTGACAATCTCATGCGCAATTAACGGACCTTAGGGTCCGTTAGCCATTTCTCGGAGCTAAAAGTGAACGCATTGATAGTCTGGTGGTGCAGTGTCAAGCCCAAGGCGAAGTGGTTGATCTTGTGGTCGTTCATCTATTTCAACATCGCCGTGCTGCTCATGTTCCTAGATTTGTTTAACTGGAACTGGCTGGTACAGATGGTTTGGGTATTCATCAGCTCCATTCCTCTGTGGAACAAACGCCTCGCTACGTGGCTCAACATGAACCCGAAGTTATCCGACTGGTTCAAACGCAAACTCACCAAGTAAATAGGAATCTCGAACATGCGCAAGTTACTCATTGCACTGGCAATCGTGGCACAGCCCGCTTTAGCCGACAGCTACCTGATGTCTTTCACCCCGGAAGGTCACGCTCAGTTAATCATGGAGCATAACCTCGCACTACCTGAAAAGCCGTTGATGCGCGGGCCGCTTTTCTGGATCCTGATCGACGACAACAACCCGAATGTTTCTGAGTACATCGGAGCCGCAGAGACGGTCGTAGTTATGTCCGATGCGAAGCGCGCAGAACTCCAAGCGCAGTGCGAACATATCGACGACACCTGCGTTGACTCCATTCTCAGCGAACAAGGCCATGACTAAAAACAGACTGACTAAAAAGCAACAAATTGCCTTGCGTGCAGCAAAGCAACAAGAACAGGCTGCGCTTATCAAAGCGTTGAAGCAGCGGCCAAAGATAGACAACCGAGAGATATCGGTGAATGCGATACCACGTTATGAGTATGACGACAATGTAGGCATTCGTAGCTTGCCCTCAGCGCATGATGCGCCGGAAGTATTGCACGCTGTGCCTGTTTACGAGAAAGGTTCTGAGTTGGCTGTTAGGGAACAACTTGCTCAGGACGAAAAGGACAGAAAGCGAAAACGCTTGGCGCCTCTGTACAACAAGGGCCCAGTGCAATACATCACCGATGACGCAGACCCGAAAGAACTCGGTCGCAAACTCTGAGAGGCAAACATGAACGCCGTCAATATCCGCAGTAACGAGCATTTGATGCCCGCACTGACCTTCGCAAACAAACAGATCGACAACTTCGGCACGCGCAAACGGTTGACATTCACCGAGCTTGCCTTGATCGTAGAAGCGATCTACACCATGTGCAACTTGAGCGGCAGCCTCGTGTTGTCGTATGCGCTGCTTTCCCGCGCCAAGTGCCTGGTACTCGACGAACACGGGTACTTCACCCTGCATGATGTGAGTGATACAAAGGTCGACCACATCATCCCAAACTTCTTGCGCGACCTGCCGTTCTACATGGACAACAAGGTCAAATACGAACAGCTTGATACGTTCGTTCCCCTGTTCGCTCTCGGTCTTGGTGCAAACACCGTTGTGTTGAAGAACACGATCTGGGTGAAAAGCCGAGAACGAAACGAGATTCACCTGCCGATCCTCCTGGGGAGTCAGATGGTGGATGCTTCACAAGTGGATAACAAGCACGCCAGCGTTGTCGTGCCGATTGTTCACTTGGTCAAAGATGTGCCTGTTTGCTCCTTGTTGCAGCTTCCCGCTGCGACGTTCGACAAGGTGTATGCAGCGACGGTACAGGCTTTGCGTGCTAGCCCTGCTGGGTTCGCGCTGAGTCTGCGTAAGGCGAGTGGTCGGCACAGTCACCCTGATGTGTTTATCAAACCCCTGGATGACAAGCTGTCCCGCGACAACGTGCATAATGTTGTCGGCCAGTTCTGGCCAAACTACGAGGCGTATGCCAAGAAGATTGCGGCGCAGAATGCCAACATGCCCAAGCATGTGATCGAGGCGGTAACGCATACGTTGATCAACACTCAAAAGAAGCCGGGCGAGTTGTCTGCGCTGATCTTCTGAGCACCACTTGCGTTCATTTAGCAGCATGTGATATGATGCCGTCGTGAGCGACAAGCAGCTTCAAACATAATGGTTCTAAACTTAGATCAGGTTAATGAGGAAGTACGAAAATGGCTATCGACAAAGCAACCCTGAAAGAAATGGTTGGCAAGCGCATCACCATCGACGGCGCGAAGCACCGTGTGGAAAAAGTGGTCATGAAGACCGGCCTGATCGTCACACGCGATGGTACGGAGGCTCTGGCGGAGGGCGTCTACAAGAAAGGTCCAGGATTCTTCTACGACAGCCCAACCAAAGGCAAGAAGAAACCCGCAGCAGCCGCGGTCGAAGCCCCAGTGAAAGAGACTGCGCGTGCTCGCCGTGCGCGTGAGAAGGAAGAGGCAGAAGCCAAGCCGAAAGAAACGGCCCGTGAGCGCCGTGCCCGTGAAAAACTGGAAGCGGCAGCGCCGAAGACTCGTCGCAGTGCTGCTGACAAAACTCCTGGCGCCAAGGGCGACGGCAAGACCATCCCAGGCAAGAAAAAGAAATTGTTTGAAGCATTCGATCAGGCGATTGCTGAGCGCATCAGCCAAGAGTCGTTCGACCTACTGGCCGAAGCGTACGGCGGCAAAGGTGATTACGCCATTACGCCTGTTGCTGTTGGTGCCGCGTTTGACAACGACGCGCTCAAGATCACCATCACCGTGATGTCCTCTGCCAAGTCGGCCAAGGAAATCAAGAACTACATCCGCGATCATCGCGAAGCCACTGACATTGCCAGCGACGACGAGGAAGATGATGACCTCGACGACGACGATCTGGAAGACGATGATGCTGATGACAGTCTCGACGAGGATGATGACAACCTTGAGGACGACGAAGAGGAAGATGAAGAGGACGCCGCAGAACTCAACCTGCTCGACGCTCTCAACGAACTCCCGTTGAAAGACCTGCGCAAGATCGCCAAGGAAATGGAAATCGACGACTACAAGGACTTCACCAAGGATGACTTGGCGCAAGAACTGTCCGAGTACGAAGACGACGATGTCCGTGAAGCTGCCGTGACTGTCGGTGTTGAACTCAGTAGCGACGAGGAAGATGATGATTCTGATGAAGATGACGAAGACGATGAAGACGATGATTCCGAAGAAGAACCGGAAGCAGCGGCTACTGTCGAAGACCTGGTGGGCGAGGTACTGGAAGTAGCGCCAGAACTCAAAGCTGCCAGCATCACCAAGTTCGTTGAAGCGTTCCTGGCTAACGACGAGTGCCAAGACAAGTTTGACGGCGAACTCGTACCAGGCCGCACCAAGCTGCAAGAGAAAGGCGGCAAGGGTCCTGAAATGTTGCTGATCGGCTTCGACGAAGCAGGTGAAGCCATCAAGCTGCTCAACCTGACCACGTTGAAAACCCGCAGCAAGACCATCAGCGAAGTTGTTCACATGGAAGTTCTGGACGACGCTGCTGAGTAGTACCCCTGGGGATCTTCGGGTCCCCAACCCCTACGAACATGACGCCGAGGTTTATATGTTAGACTCCATCGAAAAGCTGTTTTACTTTGCTGCGCACTTCCCCAAGCTCACGGGGATTAGTAAGCACATTGAACCCGATACAAGTGATTGCACCAACATTGAATCTATCGGCGTCAATGTACGATCTGTAAATGTAGAGTTCATTCGCTACATCCATTGCGGTGCTCCTCAAACTCTGGTCATGATTCATTGTCCAGATCGAGGGTCCGCCCGATTCCTGCACAACGACCAACGCCTGTGTTACAGCAAGCGTGCGGGCGAGGTGCTGTACAAGTTGATCGCCAGTGACCTAGCCGAGCTTGTCTCTGAGGCTGATCACGAGGTGTTTGCGGAAGGCATGGCCCAGCTTGAAGCTAGCTCTGCCATCCACAAGTCTGCCAGGGCTGTCAGTAACTCTTTGGCAGACGAGTTCATCCGTCGTACAACCAACGGTGAGTTTGAGTCTGTCGCTCACTTCCAAAATGAAAACGCAAAGGACGATAGCCATGAGTGATTCTCTCCAATTGATCCTAGCTGACTTCATTGGTGACGATGAAATCAACTGCTCCGTATTCCCAGAAGACCAGTTCGGCCTGCCTGAAGTAGAAGGCAAGATCACCGAAGAAGCTCTCACAGTCCTCGGGGAGTTCAACCTGCTCGCGGCTGATCGCAACGTCGTGGCTATCCCGTGCGCCATTCAAGGTGTGACTGGTGTGTTCATGGCTAAGCTGGATGCTGAACTGTCCGACAACGATCTTGAGGTGTATGCGATGTTTGCAGAACCTGTGATCGCAGGCAACCACGTTGAAGCACTGCATTGCCAACGCTTTATCGCCCTGCTGAAAAAAGTGTGAATATTCAGCAGGAGGTGCCTATGAAAGCAGAAGCATTACAAACCTGTCTGAACGACCTGTATGAGCGCAACTTTCTGGTGCGCAATACGGACAAGAAGGCCAACCATCCTGAATACGAAAAGCGATTCGATACCGTGTTTCACCAACGGTTCGTGTTCAAAGGTAGGCTGATCGACGAGGAGATTGACATCGTGCCTGCGCTACCGAAAGCTGCACTCTCGGGTATTGTGCTGGGCGCCATCAACGGCAACCTCCCCGACATGGCAACCGTTGCGATGATGTACAGCGCGGGGTTTGCACTGCCGCACGATTTGGTCAAAGCAGAAGCATGGGGCTGTTTCGCCTGTATGCAGCCAGCGCCGAATGCCACGTATGTGCAAGCCATTGCCAGTTTGAAGTCTGATCACAAGTATGCGCAGAGTCGTGCGCGTGATGAAATGATCTGGCCAGAGGAAGTCGAGCAAACAATCGAGACTGTCCTCACCAAGTGCAACACCTTGCGCGAGTACAAGAACCAACCGCTGCCACGCGGTGCGTTGATCACCCCACGCCTTGCAGGTGTAAAGATCAACCTGGTGTATCGCGCATACAAGATCGGTGACAACTTCCATGCTCACCTGTACGGCGCGTTCCTGCACATCGGTGGCAAGATCGTGTACACGCTGGATCAACTGCGCTACCTCGACATTCCGATTGAACTTGGGATGCACGGGCCGCGCAAGATCATCACCAACTACACGCCGTTTGGTGAGACTGCAAAGCTGTACGTGGTTCAAGGTACTCTCGTTTCACCCAAAGGTTTGCGTGATGATATGCGCGCTCACTTCCCTGATGTGCGAACTGTGAAAGACTTGATAGACCACTATATGACAAGCCTGAAGCGTGTGCGTATTGACGACTTCGGATTTGTTATTGCGGACCTGAGAGAGAAGCTGCGTGAATGCACGTCGCGCCTTGCACGGTACGCTGGCAAGAAAAAGTATGCTGACGAAACCAGCAAACTCAAAAAGCGTAAAGCCAAGTTAGAAAAACGAATCGAGAACGAAGGCGCTGAGCTTGAAGTCGCAAGGGCGGAATATGTAAAGACATTGCCTGAGCACTACGTTCGATTCGTGGCGACTGGAATGTTTGTATACCAGAACGGCAAGTTGATGGGCCCGCAGATGAAGATCCGTGCTCCCGTACACCTGCAGTCACTGGGGTTCAGAACCTTACATCATCCGGTCGTTGAGTTTGTCGGCGCTGTTACAGAGAAGGATGGGTCACTATCTGGATTTGATAATATCATCGCCAAGTTTGAATCAGCATTCGATGACCAGTACACCGTAACAGGTTTGACTATCAGACCTGGTGCGCAAAGTGTAAACATTAACCGTTGCTACTCGTATACGAAGTCAAAAGGAGAATAACCCATGTCCACTATCGCCTCCGAAGCCGATCGTCTCGCACAACAAACCCTCAGCGAGAAAGACGGTACCGAGCCCCTGACCGCAGTAGCTGCTACCGCTACTCGCACTGACCTGGCCGAAATCGTGATCCCAGAAGATGACGGTGTCGATAACGAAGACGAGTTCCAGCCGCGTCTGCTGAGCCAGATGCTGACCAGCGCCGCAGGCCAAGTCGGTATGGTTCGTTTGTCCATCAAGCCGAACCTTGCGTTCGTGGTCAACCTGTTCAACGACATGATCCAAGACGAACTGGTCACCGTCGGCAACTTCGAGAACGAGGGTGATTCGTTCAACATCATCCAGCCGCTCGCGAAGAAGAACGAACGCTCCGGCCGTGTCGGTGTGCTGCGTGAACCGATGCGTGAGTTTGTCAAGGTGTTGAACACCATGCTCGACTACACCGACACCATCGTGACTAGCCCTGAATCGGGTACCACGATCGTCGATGCGCTGGTGACTGAATTCACCACCCTGGCCGAGAACACCCTGTTTGCAAACTTCCCGCTGATCGACGGCCGCCGCGCAATCCCTGTGCCGTCCGGCGACGAAGAAGCACCGGGCTACCTGCTCGACGTAAGCCACTTCCTGCGCGTGCAGACCCTGATCGAAGCGCAGCAAGACGTGGTTGAAACCGGCCTGATTACCGACGTTACGGTAACTGTGAAGTTCGTAGTACACCTGCGTGTTCCATTGTTGCTGCGTGAATCGAGCGACAAGTTTGAGAAGACCCTGAAGGGCCATTTCAAATACCTGGAAAACGCCGGTATCAAAGCTGGCATCCCAACCACGATCTACGCCGGCTTCAACTCTGCCGATCTGGCAGCGCCTGCAGTCGTCAACGCTCTCAACTGGATTCGCGAAACCGATCCAAGCATGGAAGTGCTGTCGTATCGCAACGCTGATCAAGGCGGTGAATTCCTGGGCGTTCCGGGCTTCCAGTCCGAAGACTACGCTGACACCCTGTTCAACGGCGGCGATTTCATCGTCGCTTTCAATCTCGAAAATGAAGGTGAGTAAGTAACATGGCTAAGAAAGAAAAAGCTGCGAAAGGCGAGAAGAAAGTTCGCAACACCGCCAACCGCCTGACCCGTGCCGACAAGATCGAGAAACGCCTGCGTGGCGTCGATGCGAAAACCTCGTTCAAAGCGAAGTCTGCACTGTTCACCTTCCGCGTTTATCGCCGCGCGCCTGTCGCCATCCACGGCTTCATCGTCAGCGAAAGCAGCGACAGCGTCCTGCTGCGTCACAAACGTACCAACGCCTCGAAGCGTATGGTTGTCAGCCGCTTCGCGCACGCCGACATCATCGAGCTGTACGGCACCGTCGGTGAGACTTCCAGCGCCCTGGTCGTCAAAGAAACCCAGATCCACGAAGTCGTGGGCAAGATCGTCGAAGACAAGGGCGGTGTGATCACCATCCAAACCGCTTCCGGCGAAACTGTGAAGTTGTTCCAGAACGCTCAGTCGCGCATCGAAATCTCGGTCGAAGACGAAGGCGGCTCCAGCGAAGGCGGCGGCAAGAAGTCCAAGAAGTCGAAGGCCGAGAAGCCTGCGAAAGATGGCAAGAAAAAGAAGAAGGCCAAGAAAGAAGTTGATGAAGACGAAGACGACGACCTCGACGACTAATCAACTCTCGGCCTGGTAACTGTAAACTGCTAACACACAGTACACGTTAGCAGTTTACTGCGGTAACTGTAAAATCAATTCGTATTAGTTCACAACTCAAACAAGTGGAGATTCACACATGGCTAAGGCAAAAGCAAGCGCGAAGAAGAAAGTCGGTAAGAAAGGTAGCAAGAAGGACCTGCCGAAGTTCGACCTGACCGGTATGCTCGCCATTACCCTGCTTTCCTGGCTGCAACAGCTTCAGGAAGCGGGCGCTGAAACCATCGAAGACGCCATCGACCTGGTCGGTGCTGACGTCCCGGACACCGACGTCGATGATGACGCGGAAGAAGATGACGAAGACGACGCCGATGATGGCGACGACGAAGATGACGAAGAAGAGGAGGACGACGAAGAAGACGACGACTCCGACGAAGACGACGAAGACGAAGACGAGGACGATGAGGACTCGGACGACGACGAAGACGAAGATGACGACGAAGACGACGAGGAGGATGATGACTCCGAAGACGACGACGAAGAAGATGACGAAGACGAAGAAGAGGAGGACGACGAGGAAGACGACGACTCCGATGATGATGAAGATGATGAAGACGAGGACGACGACGAGGAAGAAGACGAAGACGAAGACGACGAAGACGAAGAAGACTTCGACTGATTCCTGATCCCTGGTCGGCGCGCGGGTTAGGTTAACGCCAAGCACCCGCACCTGATTCATCTGCAACATCCAGGAGGCAAGCGTTGAGTTTGCCTCCTGTCATAAAAGTTTGAGCATCATAATTCTTTAGCTGCTCTAAAAGCCTGGCGACACAATGAAGCTGCCGCCGCTTACTACTCAAACAGGAATACCGAACAATGGCTAAGTCCGACGTTACCATCAACAAGAAAGCCGAACTGTCCCGTCTGCGCAAAGAAGAACGCGCGCTGAAAGGCACCGTGTCGCAACTGGAAAAAGCGCTCAAGTCCGCGCAAGAATCGCTGAAAGGCGTTTCGACCCAGATCACCACCGTGGACAAACTGTCCGCTGACGGCGCCCCGGCCAAAGCCGAGAAAGGCAGCAAGAAGTCGAAGAAAGCCGACAAAGCTGAAAAGCCGGCCAAGAGCGACAAGAAGTCGAAGAAAGCTGACAAGGCTGAAAAAGCCGAGAAGCCTTCCAAGAAGGACAAGAAAGCCACCAAGGCAGACAAAGCTGAAAAGCCTGCCAAAGAAGGCAAGAAGTCCAAGAAAGTGAAAGAAGAAGCGAAGGCTGAAAAGCCGTCGAAGAAAGACAAGAAAGCGGCCAAGGCTGACAAAGCCGAGAAAGCTGAAAAGCCTTCGAAAAAGGACAAGAAAGCAGCCAAGGCCGACAAAGCCGAAAAAGGCGGCAAGAAGTCCAAGGCTGAAAAACCAGCCAAAGAAGGCAAGAAGTCCAAGAAAGAAGGCAAGAAGTCGAAAGCCAAAGACGACGACTTCGATGACTTCGACGACCTCGAAGACTGATCATAAGCCTACCGGCCAAGGTTCCCCGAACGATGTTCGGGTAGCCTAATGAAAGCGCGCCCAAAACTTAATTGTGAGTAGGCGCGCTTTTTTCGTTTGGAGCACGTCATGAATTGGAAGCACTCGTTCTACGAACTCTACGCAATGACCTTCGGTCAGGCGTTCACCATAGACGAAGCACACCGCTTGTTGAATGAGCACCGTGAAGATCGTCTATTCTCCATTGCCTCCGCGGGCGCAGAAAGCAAACGCGCACAGGCGAAAGTCATTGATGCCAAAGTGAGCATCGCCGACTACAACAAACCCATTCCCACCGAATCGAAGTCTAACTTCCGGCGTTCAGAAGCATTCCTTCTGGAGACCGAGGCTCGGTTCATCATTGCACGCCCATGTCTCGAAATGGCCCGTGCAGAACTCAACTTCCTCGAACTGCTTATTGCGTACATCGACGATAACAACCTGCGTATCCATCCGCGCGTTGAAGTCGGCTACCAGTACGTTCAAGAAATGGAGATTGCATTCGACCTGATCTGGCAGCTTGCTTATGACGGCGCGCACTCTGCATTGATGCGCAACATCTTCGCCCACCCCAAAGGTGACCTGATCGTTGAACTGACGCAAGACTGGAAGGGTGTGCTACCCTCGCGTAAAGCCATCAGTGAAAGCCTTGCGAAGATTTACAACTTGGCACCAGCGCAGTTAGCCATTACTGTAAACGTATTCGAGAAGCTGCAAAGCGCAATACAATCGGAAGCCCTCGCAGCCTACCGCGTTGCCTCCGAGAAGTCCATGATCCGCTTAGAGGAGACTGCACTTGCTCAGTCATCAAGAAGTCCTGAAACAGGCGTTGGAGTTACGAGCGGCGATTGAAGACCTCAGGTCCTCGACGTACATCGTTTTCAACTACACCGACGACAACGCCACGCCGCATATGTTCATCGCCGCGTTCGATATGGACGCCATGAGTTACTCGTATACGATCACCGATGCCAACTTCATCGAAGTCAAGGGCATTCAACAGACCAGCCCTGAAACGATCGTGGCCTTCGGTGAGTTCATAAAGAACATGCGCGCTTACGTTGATGGTGGTCCGCATCCATACGCCGACAAACTCGCGGCGCATCAACCGAACATCGTCAATCCGCTGGACGAACTGCGCGACTCCGAGTTCCCGTCTGACCGGGACGTTGACGATTCAGAAGCCCAGTTGTGACGTAACATGGATATCTACCCAATGCGAAATTTCTACAGTTGCGGCTGCTACGTCGCAGATGATGTGCCGGTCATCAGTCGCTGCGGGGAACACAACGGCTTCGTGATCTGCCGTACCAATTGGCGCGTTACACAACCACGCCAGTTGATCATCGGTAAGCGCAAGCGGTTGAAGATCATCCATCACAACCTGTACGACGTGTTGACGATGTTGAAGCAACCGGTCGATCTGGTGTTCGCTTATCCAGAGCACGATATGTTTATGATGCCGCATCTGCTCACGCCGTTCGGTTTCAGGAACAGCCGTGTCGAGGTGTTCAAGCACATCCTACGTCTGCTCAAGCCAGAAGGCCAAGCAGTCTTCTTGGTCGATCCAATTGATCTTGCGACTGTGCTCTACCAGGCCAAGCTGCGCAAGTTTGAAGTACACACCCGTTTCTTCCCAGTGGTCATTCGCCCTGAGCCTCTTCGATGGAGTAGGTCGCAGGAGAATGAGACACAAAAGGTCTATAAAATTGCCGTGGGGTTAAACACTGGACCCCTTCCTCGACTTCGCCTTGACGACCTCGCACCGTTCTTTGATGCGCTGTCGGTTCCAGACGAAGCCAGGATATTAGACCTCTCATGTATTCACATCGGTGCTGTCAAGAAGGCAAGGCCGAACTCGAAAATTGTAGGGATATGCGAAGATGCCAACAGATACCGAAAATTCATTGAAGCCAACAGTTGATCAGACTGCGTTGTTGTGGGAACTGGTGCTGCCCGATCCAGCCTTCGACGAGGCTGTAGAACGCTGCATTGCGAAAGGCCGTGAAGACCTAGCACTGTACGAAGGCACCAAGGTCTACGCATACCAGATGACTCTGTGCGTGATCACCTCGATCTTCAACGAAGCCATCAAGCTCGTTCACTTCGACGGTGAGTTGCTCCACATTTTCATGAAGAACAAGCTGCCGCCGAATCACATCATGGTGCTCAAGCGTTTGTTTGATTCCAAGATGTGGCTGCCTGACAAGGTACTGCACGACATTCTCGGCGGTGAGCAAGCTCTGTTCTCTGTACGCGAACAAGTCGGTGATGACGTTATGGAAACTACCTACGTAGGGCTCACGTCTTACGAAGGTCCAACCGACTACACCGAAATCAAGGACTTGCTGATCGCGGCAGACATCACAGACCGTTCGACGTGCGCTCTGGTATACGAAGTCGGCGGTCTGCGTGAAACCCCTTACGAAAATGCACGGTACGACAACCTGACGTCGCGGTTCATCGGCGGGACTGAACGCCTGATCGACACCTTGATGTTTGCCCGTGAACTCCAGAAGGATCCCATAAAGCGTAAAGCAGTAACAACAGAGGCTGAACGCTACTTCGCCGCGACGAAGTTTAAGGTGGTCCCGAAGCAGACGACCCAGATGAAACTCGACGATGCGCGCAAAGAGGCGAAAGCAGCCAAGACGCCTTTCAAGACGCTCAAGAAGATGAAACAGGCGGCTAAGTCCGTCAAGTAGAGGATCCAATGGCGAAGAAGCCCTACAAAGGCATCACCAAAAGTCGCAGTAATACCAGTGGGCGCAAGTCTACTGCGAAACGCGAAGCGGAGAAAACCACCGAGCGCATGAAAGAGCGCAAGGCGATTATCCACACGTCAACGCGAAGCGGCAAGGAGCGACTCGCCAAAGGTGTTCCCTACAAACTGAAACGTCTGGAGGCAATGCCCGTACGGCAGCTTCCAGCGACAGCCGCTTCTCTGAAAGGTCGCACGCTGCGTCAACTCATACGCGGCACGCCGAAGCTGTTCATCAACAACGCGGTGGACGTTGAAGCCAAGAAGATTGAGCGCAAGAAGACCAAGACCGGACGCCCCGTCATTATGGGGCAGATGGTTACTTGGGACCCGTGGCGTAAAGACCGTGTGCGTCGCGTACACGATGCGTACATCATCGGGCTAGATGAAGACCAGAACAAGCCGATCAACCGTCACCTGAAAGTCTTGGTGCAGTGTTCGTGTGAGAACTTCGTTTATGTTTGGGAATATGCAAACGCAACCGTGGGCGCCTCTCGCCTGATCTACTCCAACGGTGAGCCGCCGCGATTCACAAACCCAGGACTTGCTGTCGGTCTGTGTAAGCATCTGATTGCGCTTGCCAAGATCATCATGGAGAAAGACGCATGAGACATAATGGATGTATCCAGCTTGATGTCAGTCAGCAGACGGTGGTGTTCTTCCCGCACTACCAGATAGGTGATTTCAGCGACCCCTTGATCATTAGCCACTCACTGAGCGGGCCGAATGACAAAACGCATCTGATCGCCAACATGCAACAAGCCCATGAGACTTACGGACCCGGATCGTATGAGTACCCGCTCGCATTCTGCCTACGTGAGGCATTGAATGCCGGTGCTCCTGCAATCTGGGCTTTTTCGTCTAGCGTGCAGGATCTGTTCAAAGCGGTCCCGAACGTTATCGAAGAAGGTCAGTATCCGTTCTGCGACGAACTCAAGTACGTCTATGAATTCTTGGAACTGGCAGCGTTGCAGTATCTGCCGCAACCGCAGGAATCAGAGCCCAACATCAACTACCGCTCCGTCTTTGCGAGTGCGAACGAGAGCGCAAGTCTCAGCGCGCAGACCCAGTTCACTGCGTACCCGGATATCTACATCAGCCATCGCGGTGATCCACGCGGACCTGCTGGGCCTTCTGGTCGGGTAGTACCAAAACAAACCAAAGACTTCCGTAACATCGGCAAGTCTCACAATGCACAGAAGCGGTGGTGAAGTATGAGCGAACACATTACGTTGCTGGCCAAGAACATCGAAGTCGATACGTTGCAGAAGACCGTGGTCAAGCTGAGCTACGACCTCGCTGCCGTGACGCACGAACACGGTGTGCTCAAGACTGCGTACAACCAGCTGCATGAAACTGCGGCGAAGCAGGCCGATGACATGAGCCAGGCTAACGTCGCCCTGATCCTGGAAAAGAATGCGGTAGACGAATGCCGCGGCCGACAGCAGACCACGATCGCAGGGCTTGAAGACGACATCCTCAGCGCTCGCCATCAGCTTGAGCGTGAGCAGATCATCCACGCCCACATCTTCGCCGAAATCAAGAACGGCAGTGCGATCATCCTGCTGCCGAATCACAAGTCTCTGGGCAAGGTTAAGAAAGCGGATCTGCGCATCGAGACAGACCACGGCCAAACGCTCTCTGGTATCGTCACGTACATCGACGACCTGTACCAGAAGATCGACAACCCTGAACTGCGGAGATTACTGCGGGCATGAGCGATACCAAGAACCTAACTGGAGAACAAATCCAGAAGGTCATGGATATGCTGCTGTACAAAGCGCTTGAACCGATAATGCTCCACTCGAATGTGTTTGACGCACAAGTCTCCCACATCCTCACGACAGTAACTACCAACCGCAAGCGCAAGCTATCATCCGTGCCGCGAGAGTTGCTGACTGAGAACTTGGCTGCTGTGCTGGCGCGCAACGATGGTGTTACCAAGTTCAAGACGTTTCGTGAATGCCGCATTGAGCGATCTTTCATTCACTGCTTCATCAAGCGGTTTCTGGAAATCAACCATGAATTTCTGGGCGTCTACCGATCCTGGCTGATTGATTTAACGAACGAACGCAAGAATTATGTAGATAACCTTGCGTATGTCCACGGCGGGTGTCAGAAGCGGGTTGATATGTATCGCATCATGACCCATAGTGCCGACTATTTGGACAAG